CTTGCTTGTATAGTAACATTATCACCTAAAATATTTACATCACCACCAACAGATTCTATAGCAGTCTCACCTGTAACATGAAGAGAGTAAGTAGGCAGTTCTTCAGTCTTACCTTCCTTTGATCTTTCCTGACTAGAACCAGTAAATTGTCCAGCATAACTATGCCCTTTATCAAGGAAATCTGTACATATACGAACTATTTTACCTCCACAACCAGTATCTCCTGGTTTTCCTGTTGAAGTTTTACAATTACCATTCTCATCAAATAAAAGTGCACTAACACCATTTGTTAAAGCATATCCACCTGGACCACCATTCTCACCTTTCCAGGTCATTATAGTCCATCCATCTTGGGTTACAGCAGTAGGAACTGTACTGATGAATTTACCTTCCTCTTGTTCCTTTCTACCACTTGCAGGTTCAGCAACAAGATTTACTGCTACACCTTTACCGTGTACTTTATCAAAATTATTAGTATAACTCATGGGCAATCAATATATTTACCAGTGCCTATCTTAACAGCACCTCGTTTCTTCAAATCTTCCTCTTCTAAACATACCATGCTAGGCATAGCAATAGCACCTCCTCCTCCTCCACCAACAAATTCTACTTTAGGTGTCCTACTATATGTCTTTGTTCTATCTAGTACTTTAACACTAACAACATATCCACGATCATCAATCTCTGCTCTCGCAACTAATAGTTCACCATTAACATATACTTTTGGTGGAGATGTATACTTAATACCTGGTGATATAAGGGTAAATGAATCTATAATACAACGTACATTACTATTTGTAGGGGTATTCTTTTTATAATTCAAACCAGACCTAGTAATTCTTATTTCAGATGCATATCCTTGTGCATCTAATAAGACAATACCAGTAGCACCAAATCCTTTACCTGTTATTATAACTTCAGGTGCTTCTTCATATGGATCACCTCTATCAATAATAGGTATTTCAATGATACCACCATCATCATCAGTAATAGGATCACCAGCAACTGGTTTGTCTATCTTTGGTGTCTCTTCTGGTACTGTAATTTCTGGCACATAAGTTCCATTAATAACAACAGAAGTAGCAGCATCAACACCAACTAGAGTAATGTAAACACTTTCATCAACTTCTTCCTCTATATCTTCAGCAATACCAACGATTAACTTGGCACTATTATCTTTAATAGTAAGAGTACCAGTCATATCACCAATAAGATCTGCCTGTTCAATGTCACCATATATCGTATAGTCAACTTTAGTATTATCATCAACATTAGCAGTAGTGATAGTAAATGTTATATCTTCTCCCTCATTGTACTTCTCTTTATCTGCAACAATCTCATAAGTAGGAACTGGATTAGGATCAAATTCATCATCTGGATATATTATTTGCTCAAGATCAGCAAGTACTACTGTATCTGCTTCATCATGATCAATACTAGGAATGACAACACCATTATCATCAGTAATTGGTGTAGAGTTGTCATTGTCCTTATATATCTGTTGTACTGTACATAATACACGTTGTTCTGCTGTTGATATTTGTATATCATCAGAAAATGTTACAGAGAACGTTGTTTTACCCACAGGAACATCAACAACTGTTTCATTACCATCATCATCATATGCTGTAGTAGTATCCATTCTATCTAATACCACTTCAAATGTACCTACAAGTTCTCCAACAACATCATCATCAGTAAATGTATCTGGACCTGACAATGTATATTGTAGTATAGCACCTGCTGGTACATGTCCTGTATGTACAGTATATACTACAGTATCACCATTAACTACAGTTGGAGAATCTACAGTTATCTCATAGAAAGGAGTTCCAGTCTCATCTAAAGGTACTGGATCATACTCGTCATCATCGTCATCGTCATCGTCGTCTTCAGGATAGATGATAGGATCAATAATATCATCGTCATCATCGTCATCATCATCGTCGTCGTCATCGTCGTCATCTCCTGGATCTATATCATCATCTGGGAAGAAAGTATCATTATCATCATTGTCTTCACCATCAGGAGTAGAGTCATCTCCAATTGGTACAGGATACTCTGGAATACCGCCAACAAATACAATATTGGTATCTTTATCATCTGGATAATCTTTAGACTCATCACATGTAAATCTCTCTCCACCATCACCACCTTCAATCTGATCTAATAATTTATCCAACCAATCATCTTTATCCTCATCACTACCACAATCACTACAAGTCTTTGTCTTTTTAGAACACTTACTATTAGGTCCACCACAATTAATACCAAGGAAAGACATTATCTTGTTTAAAGCAGAAGATACTATGTCTAGACCACCACCCACAATAGACAGAATACTTTGCAATGGTCCCATAACCTTTGAAATAAGACCATCAATAACAGATATGATCTTATTAACAATACCATCTACAAGGTTTTGGATAAGGCAAGCAGCAGGTGAAAATGCTTCCATGATCATATTGAATAGCATATTAGTCAACCATGAGACTAACTTATCAATAGCATCCTCCATAGCACATCCCAATGCTTTTAAGATCCTATCAATAACCTTCTTGACTCTCTTAAGAAGGTTACCTTCCTTCTTAACACTCTTGTGGTCACCTTTAGGATCTTTTGGTACAGCTTTATCTTTAGCATCCTTTGCAGCATTTAATCCAAGAACTGCATTAACTAAAGCATCAATTCCCTTCCTAATACCAGCAATCATTTCGGATTGCATCCTACCCATAAGTGCTCTTACTAGACGTGTCACTCGACCTATATGATATCTAGCAATGCCTATCTTATCATAAAGATAACCATTAACCTTACTCACATAATAACTACCCAACTGTCCACCAGATCGTTGGTTTGCTGCTAACAAATCACCTATAATATTACCTACACTTTTATCAAAATTACTCTCTGAACCACAGGTAGGGTCAGCAATTTCTACACAAACCTCTCCTCCTATTGGGTTTGTTTCACATTGAAATCCACGCAATGCTGCTAAAGTAGCAGTTGATCCATTTTTTCTATTTGCGTTCGAATTAGCGATACCACTATTTGTAGAAGTACCATCCTCCCTTGTACCACCCTGCTCATCTACTGCATCATTTTGACTTGGATTAACTTCTTTTGATCTAAATGTAGCAAATTCATAACCTTTCTTATTTTTATTACCTGGGTTAGGATCATAATTCAAAACTGTAGTAGAACCAGGAATATGACCAATAGAACCCATTATAATAGGTTGCTGCTTTGCTGAATCAAGGAAGAATCCAATAACCCAGTTACCCAAATCATAATTAGCAGAAGAACCAGATACACCACCATCAGAGTATGGATGTGTTGCTGGCATCATCACATGTGCCCATGGCAAATCAGTTGTAGGTGTAATATCACCTGATTGTAAATGAACACCAACTATTCTTACACGATACCTACCTGCTCTTTTTGGATCACCACCATGGTCTTCGTCTTCACTATATCCCTTTGGTGATTCAATTTGACCAATCCACCAAGATATACCATCAGAACCAATCTGATTTGTAGGATATAATGATGAGAGTACTTGATCCATATTAAATACTATCTGCTATATTTATTAACCAATTTCAACCTTTGTTATCTCATCTCCATACACATCTCGTATTAAAGTAAGAAACGTTTCTGTAATTGGTTTTTTAGGTACAAAAGCATGATTTAATTTCGAAATAAGATACTTACCACTATGCTCTGCATCCCATTCCTGTCCAGGTTTATTTTTATTTATTGTCTGATTCATAATTTTAACATCAATAAGATCACCCACCTTCAATGAAGGATTACCTGGCACTTTTATTTGCAACTGTTGATTATTGAATGAATTAAATCTTGCTATAGACTGTGATGTGAAAAACTTCTGATAATCCCATAATTGATTATCAGTCTTTTTAGCACCATCTTTTGGTTCTGGTGATCCTACCCCTTCACCATCATGCCAAGTCTCGTGATCTAATAATACTGACATTATTCTAGTAGGATATTCAGAGAACATTTTTTGTGCTGCTGGAACTCCATCTTGTGGTCCCAAATGATCCATATCTTTAAACTGTTCATCTAATGAGTATGCATACTCTTCATAAGATCCTGTACTATAATTATAGTAACAAATAACAGATGAATAAGCACCATGCCTCAACTTATCTAACAGATCAATCTCTTTTTCAAATTCTACACTAGATATTACAAACCGTGGATCTTCTGCAAGTTGAGTATTCACTTGCCTATATGTAGCAACAGGTTTATTCTTTACCTTTGGGTCAGTATCTTTTTCAGTAGGAAGGTCAGACTTTGTATCATACAATTTATCCATTGATCTGAAATTATATCCTTCTTTATTCTCCCAGAATAAGTAACCAGCAGTTCCCGTCATTTTTTTGTATTGTCCATCATTAGAAGCACCAATACCACCAGTCTGAACCTGCTTTTCTCTTAATTTTGCTCCTGCTCTTCCACCCAAATTATATGTTTTTGATGAATCAATCTGGACACTATTACCTTGCTCACAAATAGTTTTCATCTTTAATGTCTCTATGATACTAAATGGTGTCTTCTTACCTGGTTGGAACTTTATCGTATTAAATGCTTTATCAACCATCACCTTTTTCTTTGTTTTTAGATTATCTTTCAATAATTTAAGAACTATCTCACTAGGCAATCCTTTTTGAATAGTACCAACCATTGCCATCTCATTTGCTAATGCTTCATATGATACTAAACCTAATGTATATGTCTGAAATCTATCAGTAAGATACCTAGAATATATCTTATAAACTACAAAATTATATGTATGCTCCTTCTCATCTACTTTTGTATTTAATTTAATTTCTACTTGTTCACCACCTTGCAAAGGTATATCAGATATCATACTATTCATAGACTCTTCACCTATCTGCAATGACCCAAAGACAGTAGGTGCTTCTATGTTCTCAAAATAATCAAATCTCAATACACCATCTGTAGCATTAAATGGCTTACTTTTATTGTTGCCTAATATGAGGCAAGATTTAAGTTCAACACTATTAGCAAATACTTTTGGATCAGACATTATTAATTAAGCATGAAGTTTCTCTGGCCAATATGTATCGATCCCTAAAAGCCAGGTTGAACCTGCTGTCAAGGTATCATCACCAGTAGTTAATGTATCATTGAAAGATGTAGGAGATGAAACACGACCATTCTCACCCAGATTGAGATTAACAATTTCTACTGCTGAATTAGAATCATTTTTAAATGCTTCAAGTATATCATTTGATGCAATATCATTAGTGGATGATGAATGAAGATTGGATGTTTCTATACCAAGTAACTTATGTATCTCTTTCAATGCCCCTTCTGATTTATCTAAAGGTATAGATTCAGCATACCTAAAGTATGCTTCTTTAAACAATTGTCTTACTCTAGTCTTCTCTTCTTCATTCAAAGAAGGTTTCTGTAATAGTGCCAGTAACTCTTTATTACCCCTCATAGCAATCTCTTCTAACATGAAAGAAGCTTGACCTTTAATTCCCTTCTGACCACTATTTGCAAAATTCTCTGGAGTAATACCATATTTTTCATTTAGATGTTTAAATAATGCATCATCTCTATCCAACTGCCAAGAACCTGCACCCCATGCTCTCTCATTCCCATCCATATGTGATCCCAACACATTTGATTGAAGTAAACTAGACTCTCTCATAAACTCTGCTGTTGCTAATTGAGCACCAATGTCAGACAAACCTTGTTTTTTAAACTCCTTAACCAATATAGTAGCAATCTCTTTTTGACTAAATTCTTTATTTCTACCTAACATATTATTCATTAGGTTTTCTCCACCCTCTTTAGTCCTATTGATAAGATTACCAGTTTGATTCCATTTATCACCAATAAAATTTTTAATTGCTTGAAGCTGATACCATTTAAGATCCTTTCCAGAATCTTCTTTTTTATCTAATGATTTTCTAACCCTAGCATTTGATTCACCTGATGCTTTAGTAGGTGCTACATCTTCTGAAGATAAACCAAAAGCATTGGCAATAACATTCGTTATATTATTTAATTTTGCATCAGCAACAGGACTTACTGCACCAAGTCTATTTCTTACATCACCTGTTACCTTTAATAAAGATGCTCCTACTGCTCTAAATGGAAGTTGCATTGCATCTAGCATATCTTGACCCCCAGTCGAACTAGTACTAGTAGTAGGAATTGAAGCTTGTTTAAAAGGTTTAGATAAATCTAATCCAGAAAGTGGAGTAAATGATTTAAATGCTGGTAGTGGTGGTATCTTCATACCTTTCTCTGCCTTCAAATCACCACCAGGAGTGACTTCATTTCCTTGAATACCATCAGTTGCACGATTGTCTATTGGAACAATAGCAGTTCCACCTCCAGGTGCAGGTCCCATCCACTCTTTACCATGAGCAGTAAAAGGAACACCAGTTGGAGTACTTGCTTTATATCCAGTATCAGGTCCATCAATAATAACACCACCCTTCTCAAAATCACCCCATGGATCTTCTAGAGTTGTATCGTTTCTAGATTTATTAGCAACAGTATTTTCAGACGTACTCATCTCCAGACTTTCATCTTTTCTAGTACTTAAATTATCAAACCTATTATTAAATGAGCTATCAAGTCTCTTTAACTCACTTTGTGCTTCTTTTTTATCTATTTTAGCAGTTGTTTTTGCTCTCTTTAAAAATTCAGTTTGCTGATTAACTGCTGCTGCTATTGCTTCTAGTTTATCAGTTACCCTATCTGTTCTATGACTTATCTCAACTACAATATTCTTTTGTGATGATACAATACCAGATGCTATACCAGTATTCTGATTAACGGCATTATTAATAGATTGTGCAGTACTTTGTAATGACTTTGCAATTTCAGTTACTGCTGTTAAAAAATCTTGTTTAGTTCTTGGTCCACCACCTCCAGATGCTGCTTTAGCAACCTTTGCAGATGAATCTTCTAATCCTGCAGGAGATTCAACCTCCAAATTATAATTAAACTTTTTCTTAAAACTAGAAGCACGTCCACCATCAACCTTAATAGTATCTTTTAAGAAATTTTTAGTAGCAACATATAATTTCTTTTTAGATTTTAAAATCCTTCTAGCAGAAAGTAATTTCTTTAAACTATCTTTCTTCCTGTCTATAAAAGCACCACCAAAATTATGTTGTAATGCTTTTTTAAAGAAATACCCCTTGTCTATACCAAAATCTTCAAGCGAAAGATGAGGTGCTTGCTCTGATAACTTTTTTTGTGCTTCTCTCCTCTCGTCTGATGCCATTTGACGAGCTTCAAGAA